ATGAATAAAATTTTGATGAAGTCAGATTTTAACACCAAATGGCAATTGATGGAGGCATTAGACATTGCAGAACGCAAACGCAAATACATGTACAATCACAAAAACTTTGAACTCAAACGTGCCCTGCGTTTGTTTGACCTCTGCCGAGATTTAACTGCAAATAAGTAAGGACACACATGAGCACCACATTCAAAATCAAACTGCTAAACCCCCGCAGTTCCGACACCAACATCTTGGGCATGGAGCCAACCTGGCAGGTCCAGCCCACTGAGTATCGAATAAGCAGACTTAGCAAAGCGTTCTCCTGGTACAACTATTTCTACGGCAAAAAAGATGCCAGGGACATGATTGTGCATTACTTGGAAGCACATGACCGCCGGGCAGATGTGCGACTGCTAAAAGGCATTCCAGACTCGGCAATTCGACTGACCACAGGTTGGTTGTGCCGCATGAGCATGGTGGGCTTGGAACTACATGACACAGAACAGCTCAAATTGCAAAACCAATTGAGAGAAATTTTAGACAGCAAGCAGGCCGAAGTCGCAGAAGTCACAGAAGAGCCTGCTGTGGCCAAGCCCAACATCCAGGACCGACTGCGCGAAAAAGCGTCAGAGTGCAATGGTGAACTGGATGGCATGTTTGACGAGTTTATGTTAAGTGGCGCCAAAATGACAGCAGACTTTAAGCCTGTCACAATCATGCGTGGCCTCAATGTAGCACCACAAATGATCAGCCAAATTTTGGACAACTGGAAACGCAAACTGTTAGAGTTTGAAGCAGTGGCGGAAGGCAAGGATGCTCAATTAGTTGAAGCCTACAGCTATCTCTCCAAAATTCAACTGCGCAATGTGATCAAGTTTTGCGAAGCTGTTGTAAACGACTGCGGTGCTTATGTACAGATTAAAAAAGTGGAACGCAAGCCACGCAAGGTTAAGGCAGTGCCACCAGAGAAACGTGCGGCCAAGTTCAAGATGCTGGCAGAGTTTGCAGAGCTCGAGCTCAAATCATTGCCAGCCGCAAGCCTTGTGGACAAGGCAGAGGCCTGGCTGTATGACAGCAAAAAACGCAAGCTAATTCACCTTGTGGCAGACAGCCACACACAGGCATTCACTGTAAAGAACAACTCCGTCATTGGGTTCTCAACAGTAGAAACAGTACAAAAGACTCTGCGCAAACCAGCAGAACAGCTGAAAGGCATTGTGGGTGTAGGCAAGCCAGCCGCTCGCAAAGCGTTCAAAGATATCAAAGCCACCGAAACTGCATGGAACGCTCGTGGCACAGAGAACTTGATCATACTTAAGAGCTGGTAAATACTGGCATGCATGCTATTCCAGACGAGGATCCTGGCGATCCTCGTGTTTTCGTTCCCAATGTTGAATTTTATATAACCAATGTTTGCAATTTAACTTGCACTGATTGCAATCGATTCAACAATCATAATTTTCGTGGCTGGCAAAATTGGAATGATTATGCCGAGCAGTACCAACAATGGGCCAAGTATATTAAATTACAACGCATAACTATTCTTGGCGGAGAACCATTATTAAATCCTACCATATGCGATTGGATTGATGGCATCAATCAACTGTGGGGCAAGACAGTGCAGGTGCTTACAAATGGCACGCGGTTGAATCATGTTCCAGATTTGTATGATCGCATGATCAAATTCAATGATCCAGTGTTGGTTTGTAAAAAAAATTGGATTGGTATTAGTTTACACAATGAAAACGACAGACAACGTTGTTTTGCTGAAATACAAAAGTTCCTTAAAGGTACAATCACTTACTATGCAAAAGATCATCCAGACAACGTAGACAACAGCGCCACTTATGGCGCAGATCATGCATTTATAGACAGCAATGGAATGAGAGTGCATGTATGGGAATATAATTCTTTTTACAAGTCTGCAATACAAAGAAATGCTCAAGGCAGGCTCAATTTATGGAACAACGATCCAGAAGAGGTGCACAGATATTGCGGATTTGTGCAGTATAAATGTTATCATTTTATAAAAGCCAAACTCTACAAATGCGGACCAGTTGCACTATTTCCCGAGTTCGATCAACAGCATACGTTGAATATATCAGATCAAGATCGAGATTTGATCAATAGCTACCTCCCACTTAGTGTGGATCAGTTTGAACAGAGAGGTCAAGAATTTTTAGATCATATAGATGACATGATCCCTCAATGTAAATTTTGCCCCACTGACAAACAACTTTCTGGTAAAAAATTATTTGCAGTGAGCAAAAAAATTAATTCAGTCAGCGGGTTTGACTAACGTGAAAAAAGTATTGTTGACTTTTGGCGATAGTTGGCCCCAGGGAGCCGAGCTCGGAGATGGAAAACGATACGGTGAAATTTTACAAGAACAAATGGGGTTTGACGAGTTCTATAACTATGGCCGTGGTGGCACCAGCAATGAACACATGTTGCAACAGTTGCAAAAATATCTTGATGAACACCACAGAGCAGATCACAAAACAACTGCAATTTTTTTCTTAACCAATCCGCATCGCACAGCATATTGGCCCCAAGACTCGGATTTTAACATACACGGTTCTGCTCGACAGCATTGGAATGATGATGCCAAAAAAGTGTTTATGCAAACATGGTTGCATTTTCACACAGAAGAAGTAACTGTGATGCGATCAAGTCTGAGTGTATGTGCATTGCAAACATGGTGTAAACACAGTGGCATAGAAGATTATTATTTTTCAGGATGGGTAAAGTATCCTACTTGGTTGCCATTTGTAAATGCCGATAAAATCTATGCTGGAGGACAAGAAACTGCGGCTGATTGGTTTGGTGCTCTTGACCACAACGGTGACAGTTTATACAATGTAGAGGATAATCCATACATTCGCCCAAATTTTTGCCATCCAAATCAATTAGGGCATCAACACATAGCTGACCGATTGCAGAGCTGGATGCAATCTAAACAATAAATACAAGGACACGGAGTCCCTATGGCAGAACAGCAAGACACACTATCTCAGCTCAAGCAAAATCTCATTGAGTATGTACAGCTTCAGCTGGGCAGCCAAATCATTGATTTGGAATTGGATCCAGCACACTACGAAGCCGCATATACCAAAACAATTGGCACTTACCGCCAACGAGCACAAAATGCCTACGAGGAAAGCTACAGTTTTTTCACCTTGGTGAGGGATGAAAACATCTACACATTGCCCCAAGAAGTTGTGAGTGTGCGACAGTGTTTTCGCAGAACGTTTGGTGACTCAACTGGACCGTTTGCCAGCAATTTTGATCCGTTTGCACAGGCCAGTTTGAACGTTTACCTGATGAATTTCAATGTGGCTGGTGGTCTTGCCACATATGATTTTTACAGTCAATATGTTGAGTTAGCTGGACGTATATTTGGTGCATACTTCAACTACACATTCAATCCTGTCACAAAGAAATTGCAGTTGATCCGCGATCCCAAGAATACAGGTGAAGCTGTGCTGATTTGGACTTACAATTTGAAACCAGAAATCAATCTCTTGAGTGACTTTCAAATATCACAGTGGATCCGTGATTACATGGTAGCCAACTGCAAGATGATTATTGGTGAAGCCCGTGAAAAGTTTGGCACTATTGCCGGACCACAAGGCGGTGGTACCCTAAATGGCACTGCTATGAAAGCCGAAGCCAAGACAGCCATAGACGAGTTGTTAGGCCAGTTAGTTAACTATGTAGATGCCAGCCAGCCCTTGACTTGGGTGATTGGTTGATGAATTTTTATCATCGTGACATTGATTGGGTAGTTTCCCCAGATTTTGATTTAGAAACTTGCGTTGATCGAACTATACGTGCTTGCCAGGGACACAATGCAAAGTTGATGATTGCCATGTTGTTCTGGGAGCCACACGATATGACTCCAGAAATTGAACGCAAGATACAATATCTAGTGACTCAACTCAAACTGAACGGAATAGACACAATCGGATTAATGCATCACAGTTATGGTGACTTTGCCACAGTGCCATTTTTAGAACTGGTCAAAGTTGATTGGTGTTTATGGAAGACTTGGAATCTTATTAAAGTACATAAAGTCAGTGAGCAAAACTTGCACTGGAACAATCAAGCTGACAAGTTTTTATTTCTCACTGGCAAGCCTTACAGAATCAACAGAGCAAGATTGTTATGGAAATTAATTGGTGCCGGTCTTAAAGACCGCATGGTTTGGAGTTTGTTTTGTCATGATGACAGCGATTTTGATTTTACACACACTCAGTTTCCAAACTTTTCGAAAGAACAATTGAGAATTTGGATTGATCAACATCTGTGCAATCCAGACAATATTGAACTAGCAATTAGAGATACCCCTTCGTTAAGTGCCCACTATCAGGGATTTCCTTACGACCCTAAATTATTTGCCGACACACTATTTCGTCTAGTGTCGGAAACAAGTTGTCGAAAT